TGTCTCAATATCCTATTCATTTCTATCTAATACTGAAATGCGTCTCAATATATTTATATTTAAAGAGTAACTCTAGTATCGATACTCTTGAATCCTATCCAGTACTCGATTTAGATACTTGTGTGCCAAGTCCTTTTCTTTCTGCCAAACTGATTTCGATTCTGTATCAACTTCATGCTTGAGTTTAAGGACATGGCACGTCAGTTCATCCTTGTTCAATTGATTCTTTGGCATATAATAAAAAAGACTCTACTCAGTATATAGAGTAAAGTCTTTTTTGTCTGTTATTGAATTGGGTTTTGTGCTGGTATCAACATACCACCACCTGGTCCATCATCATCATCAATATTTTCCGTGAGTACAGAATGAATTATAAAAGCACCCAACATAAAGGTTGCTAATAACATCATTTTACCATACTCCGGGAATTAGTTGGCCACTGACTGCATATGATCCCATTGCGGCAATAACACCAATCATTGCTGCCCAACCATTAATACGTTCTGCTCTTTCGTTCATTGTTCTTGCTCTTGTGTTTTGTTGTAAATAATGACTCTACCATTTTCATGAGTGAATACTAATTCATCATCATGTGCCCAGCAGAGTTCTTCGTAAAGGGCATTTAGTCTCTCCATATCATCATAGAGTTGATTTGGATTAGGCATCTAGTTCTAAGAAAAATTTAGTTTGATCTACTGGCAATTTTGGTGCCGGATCATAGATGGAACTATTGCCATAAATTTTGTGGTCTTTGTATCCAACCATACGACCTTTTGTATTTTGTAATGCAGCCATCATAGCAATAATAAGGAAGATAGCAGGAGGACCGATGATGAGAGCACCACCGATTACATAATAAGTAAGAAGTTCAATCAAGTCAGGCATCTTTCTTTACAGTGTTTGTTTCAGGTTTGTATTGTTCATATGAATGTTGAGGTTTGTGCTCTCTATCCATAGGTTTAGAAGACTCAAAAGGATCTCTTGAAAGATTTTTAATAACAATGAATGCTTCTTTGTTATACTTACGAGTACCGATGGGTGATTGCCATTTTTTGTTATAGACTTCACCGACATCAATACCAGAAACTTGAGTTCCTGCCATTTCAACTACAATATTATCACCTTCTTCCCACCCATATTTTTGGGCAACAGAGACACTTGTTCATAAACAGATGGAGTGTCCATTACTCGATCTTCTGGTTCAAGACTTCCGTGCATCAGTAGAGGTTTTCTTCTTGTTCAGTTTGAATTATAACATCAGAAGTTGGATATGCAACACAAGTGAGAACAAATCCTTCTTCAATTTGATCATCATCCAAGAATGACTGATCACTTTGGTCTACTGTACCAGATACGATTTTACCTGCACAAGAAGAACAAGCACCTGCACGACAAGAGTAGTTTAAATCAACTCCACCTTCCTCTGCTGCATCAAGGATGTATTGATCATCCTCACAAGTAACAGTGGTTTCAGCACCATCAGGAGTGCGGAGAGTAATATTAAAAGACATTAGTAAGTTTCAGATAATTTTTCGATGGAATATGCCAACAATACGAAGAAGGCAATACTGGTCATTGTAAACAAGATTTGATACATTGTCAAGTAATCAGAATCCGAAAAGTCCAAAAAAGAACACACTACCAGTCGTAGCATAAGAAATCAAAGCAGCAGCAAATCCAATCATTGCTGTGCGACCATTGAGTTTCTCTGCACGTTCTGCATGTGTCTCAAGACCATATGCCTCAGTATAAGAGGGATCGACATACATACGGGGTTCAGTGGCCCACATGTTTGTGCGTCCACCGTCTTCGGTTGTTACAGTCATTTGAGTTTTGTTAAGAAACATTACAATATTATATAGGAAACATAAAGTCCTGTCAAGGGGTAGTCAGTATAAATGCTTACTATTTCCCCTCAAATCCAGGTGGTAAACGATTGAAGTATGGATCATATTCAAAAATAGTATTCCAATCTTCAATCTGATTTGCCTGTGTTTTCCAAAAATTCCAAAGACCTTCATAACTTGACTTATGAAAAACATCAATATGTTCTTTATGAATTGAAGAACCAAGTTCAAGTTTATATAAGAACAAAGGAATAGTAAAAGTATTTCCAGAATTATAAATCAAATCATCGGCAACTGCTCTTGGTTTAACTCCATTATCAATCTTATACTTATCTCCTCTTACATGAAGGTCAATTAGTTTTTGTGCATGACGACGTGTAATCAAATAACATGCAGTTGAGAAATCATTCACAAATCTCTTATGCATTTGTAAATGAACTGATGCAGGATTAATCACAGCAAGTTGAATTACATCATAATCATAAGGAATTTTTGCATAAAAATTCTTCCATTCAAAAGGCCAATACGATGCAGTAGAAATATCACAATCATCTTCCATCATTAAGGCACATGGAGCATCTGTCTTAAGAAACTCTACCATTGCTCTCAGATGAGACGTGGTGCATCCAACCTCACCAGAAGACATCATATCAGGGTATCTTCCTTTAAGAATGTCTCCGAGGTCTCTACCGTCCCTACCATCATATGCAGAGATGCGAGTATAATTCTCAATCTCCCAATACTTAAATTGCTCTTCCATATATTCTTTCCTCTCTGGTTGCTCATCCAGATTTAGATAATATATGGGAGGAAGTTTTTTGAGTTTATAAAGTGCCTTATTCTTATCCATTAGATAACCTTCCAATTCTCACAATATAAATCCTTTGTATCTTTGTCGGCATAATCAGAACCAAACCACATGCTTGGTGCAATTACTTTTTTGTTTGGATTTTGAATCAACCATGCACCCCACCAACTCATAGAACTATTAGCAATAATAGCATGATCACACAAAGACATCAAGCACATATCAAGATAAGGAACTAATGCACCATCAGAGTGTGTATCTTCTGGTTCAGAGAACATGAATCGATCATTCTGAAAGAACTCTTGCTCCTTACACCACTCAATCGAATCAGAAAATACAACTACAGGAAGACTTTCATCAAACTCTGCAAGTGCTTTCTCATAATACTCAAGAGGTTGCACAGGATGTTGATGTGCAAGGTTTACATATGCCCATTTAAATCCTCTCTTATCAGCAAGACCAGGATCACCACGACGAACATGAAGGAAGATAACTTCTTCTCCCATCTGACTACGAAACTCTTTACAAGGATCTAACCAATTACTTTTGAAAGTAAAATCTTTACGAACTTCATCTTCAATATGTTTGAAATATTTTTCCGTCTGAAAAAATCCATAAACACTTACTTTGTCAGGACACTTATTAAATATATCCTCATCAAAATGAAAATGCTTTTCCTGAATTATATTTTCAGTTTCAATCCATCCAATATTTTTATTGTCTATAAGTTCAAATGCTTCTAACAATCCATAATTATCAATTTGAACTTGTGAGTTCTCTGGAGGAATTGTATATTCAAACTCTCGATTTGCGGCAATACCTTTGAGTGCCGCATACTGAAACATTTGATTGCCAAATCTTCCAATCGTTCCAATATGATTAAATCCAATCACCTTTCATATCCTCAAAAACTTTTGCAATCCCTCTATCTATAGTGGTTTTAGGTATCCACCAACCAGTAATATAAGTATCTGCTTCGTTTCTTTTATCCATCTGAACACTATCTTTTGCAAGACCAGGTTTAATATTTACTGTCTTACCAATCAAATTAAATTGTCCCTGAATGATTGAGGCAATATCTTTAATCGAAGTAGAACTGAAGGAAGTAATATGAAGAGGGTCTTCTGATTTAAAGTCAGTGAAGTTTTCCATCACAGTCTCTAATGCCTCACAACAGTCCTCAGCATAAAGGAACTGACGTTCTTCTGTGCCATCAGTCATCATTTCAAATTCACCCTCCTCAAATCCTCTACGAATGAAATCAGTGATCACATGAGCCTTCTCCATATCTTTTTCAATACCATACACATTCCAAAACTTTACTGTGAGTCCTTTCAATGCTGTAGTATGAAGTTCACCAACTCTCTTCATTACACCATAAGGAGAGTAGGACATGTTACTCATCTGTGAAGAAGCAAATATAAATCTCTTCCGATACTTCTCAAGTAAAGCAAAAGTATTTGCCATCATACGAGTATTGTTGTTGATGAACTGAAAAGTATGCTGATACTTCTTCAGATAATGTGATCCACCAACATCGAAAGCAAGAAAGAATACAAAGTCAGCATTCTTTATAATACTTTCAACATAAGTGTTTGGTGTTACACGAAGATCATTCTGTGGACCTTCAACAATGTCAACACCAATAACATCATGCCCTTTCTCTTTTAAGTACTCTTCTAGATAAGCACCGATCTGTCCAGCAGATCCTAAAATAGCAATGTTCATTTTTTTATACTTGATATTTTGAATTGTCTTTTGATAGATGAACTATTTTTGGATTAAAATTACATTGAGAAGAAAAATCTTCTGGATATGCATATGATGAAGGTAGGGTATTTACATTACTCTTATTTTCAATAAAAAATTTATTTAAATGACTTTCATCATGCCATACTGCAATTATATCATCATTTATATCATCATCAACTCTTCCTTTAATTTCATCAATCAATTTAAAAACATCAGGAACTTTTCCACCCCACAAACATCCTTGCCAATATGTAGAAGTATCATCTTCATCAGAAACAGAAGCTCTAGATTTTGGATTAGTTTCAAAAGACCCAGGAAAACTTTGATGTCCCGGCATTTTCAAATAATGACATGGATGATGAACTCCAAAGAAAGATTTATCATTATCAAAAAATTCTTCTTCACTAATTTCATCAACAACTAAACCATCAGCATCGATAAAGACAAACCAATCGTTTTTTAAAATCTCTTCTCTTGCCTTATCAATAATTTCAAATCTCTTTAAAGTAATAAAAGGCCATTTTAAATGTTCTTGTTGATACTTAATTATATTATCAGGCAGTCCATCTAGTTCACCATCAGTAAAGACCATAAAAGTTTTTGTGGAATTTGGAAGAAAATATTTTTCTATATTTTCATAATATTTTGGTAGAAAATTAAGATACTTGCCAGTTCCAATAAAGCATACGGCAACTTTAGTTTTTTTATTTTTAATAACTTTTTCGATATTAGGCATATAATAATTTTGAATTACGTTTGTCCAGTCAAATTGTTTTGAATATTCTAAAATTTCATTTCTATTTTTCACAGAGTATTCTCTGTTCTCAATGATTGCTTTCTCAATATACTCTAAATCATTTACCTTATCTTCAGGAATTACAGTAATAAATTCTTTGCTTATATCAAGATTTGCAGTGGCCCATTCACTAACAACAACTCCAAGACCTGCAGCAAAGGCTTCCATAATAACTAAAGAATGTGCCTCACCATCAGATAGAAGTACAAGATTGCCATAGTCAGTTAGATTATCATAAAGATATTCTTTTTCCCACTCTCCAAGATAGTTTTTAGATTGGTCAAATCTATGATCTACAATATTACCTGCATACCATAAACTATCAATTGATTGAAAGAAGCATTGCCTTTTTCTATAATCAACCTTTGCAAGAAAGATTGATCTGTCGGAAAATTTTGGAGTATTAGTTACCCTAAAGTTTTCTGACATAACTCCATTCGGATTTAGGTATAATTTATCTGAAGATATTTTACAATCATTCTCATAGACTTTGTTGATGCCATCAGACAATCCAAAGACTGTAGGTTTAACTTGAGTAAAAACATCAAAAACTCTTTCCTTATATGGACCCATTAATTCAGGTCTTTCAATGTAAGCAAAATGAGTTGTTATAGCACAAGGATATCTGATATAAGGATACAGAGGAACCCAATCATCATAGTTAATATGAACGAAATCTGGTTTAAACTCCTCAATCATGTTCAAAATTTTCATTGGTTCCCCAATGTTTATTATCTGAACTGTATGTCCCAACTTTTCCAAAGATAATTTATAATCCCAGATAAGAGATTCTACAGCACCCCAACCTTTAGGAGGAATGGGAGTGTTTGGTCCAATAATTGATATTTTCATTTCATAATTTTAATAATATCTTTTTCATATTGGTTGACAATGTTTTCCCAAGAGAAATTACTTACACCATACTCCCTAATTTCTTCACGCATAGTAATAGAAATTTTTCTATTCTCTTCAATTGCATTCTCAACATATTCAAGATCATTTAATTTATCATCCGGAATGATTGTAATAAATGGAAGAGAACTATCAAGATCATATGCACAATATCTGGAGCACACAATACCAAGTCCAGAAACAAGTGCCTCTTTAATAACTAAGGGTGTTCCATTTTCCCCATCAGATAAAAGCATTAAGTTTGCATACTTGGTTACATTATCATGCTTTTCTTCAGTCGTCCATTCTCCAATATAACTTTTATGAAGTTTATCAAAAGTTGTAGTCGAAGAATACCTACCAACAAAATCTATACTTTCAATTGGTTGATAAATCCACTGACGTTTTCTAATTTCAATTTTTGCCATATACAAAGTTTTGTTTGGCTTCTCACATTCAAGAATCAAATTTAAAATTTTTATGTTGAGCACCAAGTCCTAAACGAATAAGTTTAGATTCATCTGCTCCACCATTTTTATATGTCAGTAAATCTTTATCAGAAAGACAAAAATTATAATGATCTTTCTGACTTACAAACCATTCATAGATAGGAGCATATCCATCTCTAGGATAAAAATTAGGTTGATCAACATATGGATATGCACTACTAATGGCAGTTACTGATTTGGGAGAAACTTTTTTAATAGCATCCATTATCGGATAGAACACATCATAGAAAACATGAATAAAATCAAAATCGTTTTCTTGAACTGTTTTTACAATTTCATCCAAATCAGGATCATTAATGATCATTCCTTCATGACCTTTTTCTCCAAGTTCACATGCAATCTCCCATATTAAAGATTCTACAGCACCCCATCCATCAGGAGGAATGGGTATAATACCTGGTCCAATAAATCCAATTTTCATTAGTACAATTCCTTATAAGCATGAACAAGAGTGAAATCACTTTCACGGAAGTTTGGAGTTTTCCATACTTCAGTGAGATTGGTATTAATAGAATAATGTTTACCAATTACAAAATATGCAATTTGCATATAAAGATCTAACCAACCAAATCTGTGATCCATATTTTCAAGAATATTATTAAAATCAAAATCAATAAAATCATAAATTTTATGATAGTTATTGAGGAAGGTTTCTATATTATAGATGCTACCTCCACCAGCACCATACCAATCTACATTTGGATTTGCTCCATATTTGTCAGAAATAAATTCTAACATTTTTGGTGAAATTTTATTTTCAGGAACTTCAAATCCAGCACATTCCCAAATAGGATTAATTTTTACTTCACCTTGTGTAAGAACATCATCTTCCATCATGATCATATGTGTCCCACCATTATCCCTTACATGTCTAGCAGCTTCTCTAAACATATGAATCCAATGAAGACTTTCATCTTTTGTAAATCCATAAATTCCTGAGGGATCACCAGCGTTTCTTCTACCAATTCTCATATATGAATGAACATAATTTACATTATACTTTTCACAGAGATCAGAGTAGTCCACTCCACCATCGCAACAGATAGTATATGGTGCATCTGGATGATATTTTCTAAACTCTTGTAATATAAACTCAGTTGCTTTTTTGTTTTCATATACTGTATGAAAACATCCAAATTTTACAGTCATACTTTTTTTAAATATTTTAAATAATGTGGATGGATATCATCTCGATATAACCAGAACCAATATGGTTCACCTGGAGGAGTAGGTTGAATGTCAGGAACAAGATCCTTAAAATCATAACTGAATGGTGGATCATAAAAACTGTAAACAGATGGATTTTTCATACCAATCCATTTTTCAAAATTCATTCTTTCAATTGGACCAAAGTCTTCTGCCGTTCTTTGAAATGCTTGTTTAGTTGGATGTTGAAGAGTTGATATATAATCTGCTCTTGCCCACCAAAAATTGCCACTCATGTGTGGCCATGGATCCAAGCAATAATTAACTCCTGAAACTTGACAAGTATTTAACTTATGCAAGTTTACATTCCATTTGTCGATACAACCCCATTCCATGAGGTGTCTCCAACTATTTATTGCTCGAAATCTACGATCAGAATATACATCTCTTGCTCCAGAAAGATGACTCATACCCTTCGTATGAAAGTACATCACCTTATCAACATTTTGATTTACACAATCTTCATAAAGATATTTAAGAGTAAATCCTTCATACTGATCATCACTATCTTTACACTCTAAAATTTCAATCCAATCATAAAGAGAAACAAATTCTTTAATTCTCGATGCTTGTTTTCCATTAATAGCACATTTTATATTTGCTATTTCAGACAAACCCGAACGATACAATCTTTTAATTTGTTCATCAACCATTAACTTCCACATGTCGGTGTCTGGAGGAGACCAAATATGGTAGTAAACATTGACACTCATAAATTTACCAATACTTTATAGTTTATACTATCACTATTTAAATTATTTGTCAAATGATTTGAATATATGGTAGTGGGAAAATAAAATTACCTCCAGATTTCATGAAATCCTTTTCTCTTTGGATTATACCATTTTTAAAGTGCCACGGTAATACAATCATATAATCTGGATTGGATGCTTTAACTTCCTCCTCAGAGATGATAGGTATATCAGTTCCTGGAGTTACACAACCAAATTTATCAGAATTCACCTCACCAATAGCAGTGATATCATCAGAAGTAAATCCACACCACTGAAGAAGAACATTACCTTTAGTTGAGGCACCATATCCATAAATGGTTTTACCATCAGCACGAAGAGACCTAACAAGATTTACAATCGAATCACGATGTTCATATGCTCTCTGAGCAAACTCATAATAAGGTTTAATTGTATGAAGACCCATTTTATATTCTTCATCAATCAACCAATTAATTACTGCATCATTTACTTTAATTGAAGTATTAGTATCTTTACATGCAGTTACAGCAAAACTACCACCATTAACATCATTAAGAGTGACATCAACAATTTTCATCCCTGCCCGTTCAAGAATATTTTGAACAGAAAGCATTGAGTAATATTCAATATGTTCATGACATGCCGTATCATAAGAATTAGATCTAAGAGTTGATGGTAGATACGCTTGCTCAAAATGCCACATTCCATCGTCAGTAAGGATGGATCGAATATCTTTTACAAATGTAAGAGGATCATCAAGATCATAAAAACATGCAATGGACATTACAAGTTTTGCATTCTTATCTTTTTCAACAGAACGATAGGATTCCTTCGTGAAAAAATCTGCAACATAGGGAATTTCTTCGGGATAATATTGAGAAAACTTTTTTATAGTAGGATCAATACCAATTCTCTTTGTATAATTGGGAAATGATTTAAGAGTTGTACAATCATTTGATCCAATATCAACAACAACATCTCCGGGTTCAAGATTAGAAAGTTCAATAAGGTAATTTGCCTTACTAATAAGGTGCTGAACCATTGTATTATTCAATCCAGAACGATATCCATAATTATCCCCATACATTTCTGTAGGTTCAAAGGTGTGTTTTAACTGCACAAGATTACTAGATGGACTCCAAACCAATTCCAAAGGCCCATTATCAATTTCTTCATCCGGTCTTGGAAAAACTCCCGTTAGTTTTTGACTTCCAAGATTTAAAAAAGATACTAGATCATTTTTTTTACTTACTCTACAAGATTCAATTTCAATATACCTAGACATTACTCAACCTCCTCAACAATACTCAAAATTCCTTTACATCTATTCATGTATGTGTGATCTCTTTTAATAATCTCCATTAAATGAGAAATTAATTCTATGTTATTTTGATTTTCCATACCCAAATCAAAAATTTCTTGTGCATTTTCAGAAGTCAAAAGATCTTTATCAATAAAATCTTTTGCATAATGGCAATCAGAAACTACAAGACAACCATAACTAATTGCTTTCATAATTCTATCAGCAACATAACGTTGAACTTTTTGTTCTGCAGGTCTAAAGTCTGGGACAAACATTGAGTCCTGAAGAATTTTAACATGTTCCTCATCCGTTGCTGGATTAATATTTGGATTATAATGATTAAACGGAATTTGTTTCTCTTTTACAATCTCAATAAATTGTTGATGAATTGGTTCACAATTAGGTCTAGGATCATGAATAGTTCCTACAAAATTATATTCATTATTCCTTTCTTTCTTCGCCCAATTCAAATCAATTTCTTCAGGAAGTAAGTTAGTTGCATAATGAAAATGAACTACATTGTATGGTTCAGGTGTTTGTGTATCAAAGATAACTCCTTTTTCAACTTCAACATATCTATCATTATCTAAAATAGGATGTTTAAATTCTGCTACACGATAATTAATTAAACATTTAACTCTATCCAAATACTTATTGACATTAGTAAATTTATCATAAGCAAAATAAATTCCACTATCTATAATAGGAACATTCCAATCAAGAGGACCTTGATTATCAATAAAAAAGATACAGTTACTATAATCAAATTCTGAAACAGAAGGAAAAGATTGATCACTAAACCAATATGTTTCACATCCCAATTTTTCAAAAGCTCTTTTCATACCAGCATAAATGTATGAAAATGTTTGATATGGTTTATTTTCTACCCAAAAAATAATTTTTCTTTTCATTTAGATGCCTCCATATCACTATCACACATTTCTTTTACAAGATCTGTAAAAGAATACTTGGGTTCCCATCCAATTTCATTTTTAACGAAAGTTGGATCACCGACTAAAGAATCAACTTCAGTAGGACGATAATAGTCTGGATTGACTCTTACAAGAACCTCACCAGTTTCTTTGATAGTTGCCACTTCATCTATTCCAGTTCCACTCCATTCAATATTAAATCCAATATGTTCACATGCAATACTCACAAACTCACGTACTGAGTGCTGTTCTCCTGTAGATACAACATAATCATTAGGATGCTCTTGTTGCAGCATTAACCACATTGCTTCAACGTAGTCTTTAGCATGACCCCAGTCCCTTTTAGCATCCAAATTTCCCAACTCTAAAGGAGCAGATCTTTTACCATTTTTAATTTCCGAAAGAACCTTTGTAGTTTTCCGTGTTACAAAATTTTCTCCACGTCTAGGACTTTCATGATTAAAAAGAATTCCACTACATGCAAAAAGACCATATGCTTCTCGATAATTTTTAAGAATCCAATGTGCATATAGTTTTGCCACTCCATATGGAGAACGTGGAGAAAATTTAGTATTTTCTCTTTGAGGAATAGACTGAACTTTACCATACAACTCAGATGTGCTTGCTTGATAAAATTTTGTGGTATTAATCATCCCAAGAATTTTTAATGCCTCCAAAAGTCTGGTAACTCCTAAAGCATCTACATCTGAAGTATAGAGAGCATTGGAAAATGAAATTTTAACATGACTCTGTGCTGCTAGATTATAAATTTCATCAGGTCTGGTTTCTTGAATAATAGATGTAAGACTAGAAAAATCCGTCATATCTCCATAGTGAAGAGTAATGTAAGGATTATTTAAAAGATAATTAATACGATCTGTACCATCAGATGTAGAGTTTCTTCTGATAATACCATGAATACGGTATCCTTTACTTAATAAAAATTCAGTAAGATAAGAACCGTCTTGTCCTGTAATTCCAGTAATAAGTGCTGTTTTCATATCAATTTAATAGTGTACTTGAAAGTCTATAGGTTTTACTTTAATATTGTTATTTGAAATATGGTGTTTTAATAAAAGTTCATTACACCAATAACCATCAACTTCATTCGATTGTTTAATTAATTGTCCGATTTGATTGTAAACTCCACAAAATGTATTAATAGCATTAGAAGATCCCATAGCAAACCAATCACTAATCATACCATCAGGTTGATATAAATCTTGATACATAAGATCATCATCATTTATCACGATGTTCTCCAATTGTAGCACAACATGGGGTGAATAATCAATACGGTTACGAATAACAAGATCATATTCTATACTATTCTCAACAGAATACTGTTCCTTCAAAAGATTTGCCATCATAATACTATAAAACATACTATTGGTAGTATCACAAATATATTCTTTTGCAACTTCCAAACCAGAAGGAACTTCTAAAGCCCAAGTATGTGCATGAGTAAAAACTTTATCAGGAAATTCATATTTTCTTGTCCATTTTTTTGGTTTCTCAACCATTATTTTTTTAGGACTATAATATTGAACTAATTTATTGATAGCATTTGGATCTAATCCATGACTTTCTCTACCGGGTATTATGGAATTAGTACTAAGATTTTCTTGATCAAACCAGGTATGAATAAAAACATCAACATCACTATTGTGCTGAAGAATTGATTGACTTAATTTAGAAAATCCAACATCAACAACTCTTGGTTGTCCAGATAAACATAATGCAATTTTCATACATCTTTTCCATTAACAAAAACTATATCACTCATAGGTTGTCTATTAGTAGGATCTTCCTCATAATTCATAAAATTAAATACTTCAAAATTTTTAGATTCAAAATAATCTATACATTCTTTTCTGTTAGCCTCACCTTCAAATCTAGAAATAAAATTAGGACATTCGATACATATAAATTTTGTCCTATTTAAAGTATCATCAGATAAAGATTTTATAATATCTAAGTCCTTACCTTCAGTATCAATTTTTATAAAATGAACTATTCCTTCTGGAAGTTCTTCTTCGATAAGAGAATTTAAATTTAAAACATCAACTTCGACAACTTCTTCAATTTTTGTTATCTTGTCAATAATTGTTTGAGAATAATAAAATTTATCTTTATCATTCAAATCTGAGGAAAAATTCTCTGGTTGCAATTTGCAAAGAGAACTAGTTTGATCATCAGAATTTATAAAAAAATTTTTCTTTGTGGGGACATCTACATTGTCAACACATATCTGAAAAAATTTATCATAATGATCTTTAACATTATGATCAAAAGGATCAATTCCTATAGCATAGACATCATTTAAGTTAAAAATTTTTTCTAACTCAACTAAAAATGATGCTCTTGCGGCACCTACATCAACAACATTAATATTGACATAATTATTTTTAAGTTCCACAAAAGCAGAATCATTTACATAAGTCATTTAATTTTACCCACATAATCACTACAAATACCAAAACAATTGTAATGCTTCATAACTATATATCCACAATTAATAAACTCAAATAAATTTAACTCAGGCATCACTATAATAGATTTGGAATTATATTTTTCTCCTGGATAAGACCAAATATATTTTTTACTAGTCATAGTATATGAATCTTGTTCATGCCAAAAATAATTATAATCGTCAAGATTAGAAGAAAATTGATAGAGTGCCTCAATATTTTTACAATGAATCCATAATTTTTCTTTATGTTTATATAACCAAGACCAATTAACTAGATATTTTGAATAGTCATGTCCAAGAAAAAATTGTTTAGTGTCATCATCAAATCTAATATCAATTTCAACATCATAACCTTGTAGGATTATATTGTCAATATGTTCAGGATTATTTTCATTTAATAAATTCGGACCATCAATGTTACCACGATGTGCTATCAGTTTCATACATATAGTATAAGAATAAATTATACTCAATTACTGAATATTTATCTGAAGGAATGGATGGCCATCTCACAACAATCAGGTCAGAATCTTCAAGAAATTCCACATTGGAAACTTCATTCGGTTCATAAATCCACATGTCTCCGGCACTCATAACTTTACCATTGACTTTAAGTTCTCCAGATACAATATAATTTAACTCTGTTGTAACCTTATGAGTATGTGGAAATGTTTCACATCCTTTTTTGTGGTTATGATGTCCTACTTCGAAGAATGGATTTTTAAATAAAGATGGATTAAAATCACCAACGAACCATCCCCCCTTATAATCTTTAATATTAGATTCAATCATTTTTCTAACTCCTGAATACGAATCTGATGTCTACCTCCATCAAAAGTATTATTCGAACAAATCTCTAGATATTTGTCTAGAGTATTATAATCAATATCTCTTGAGGGAATAGCAAAAAAGTTAGCACAATTATGTCTGATTGACATCTCCATTGCAAACTCATCATAAATCAAAGCAGATCGAATACCTTTATACTTGTTAGCACAAATATTGATACCTTGCCCTGTACGACAGAATCCAAATCCATAGTCACAATCCCTCTCTCCAATTGACTTAACTGCCTGAGCAATGTAATCACGATAATCACAATCCTTATTCAAAATAGTTCCAAAGTCAATGTATTCAAGACCGTGCTTATTTAAAACCTGTTTAAAAGTTTCTTTTGCCTCAAATCCGGAATGATCAGAACAAATGGCAATGGGTTTATCACCAATGCGACGAATAACATTGTTTTTATAAAAATGAAACTCATCAGGAGTTCCAAAAATATGCATCTTATCTACAGATTGAGTGAGAATTTTTTTACCGTCATCAATCAAAAGATTATACAGTGGTGAAATATAAAATTCATTTTTTGTTCTAAGATCACGATCAATCATATCTCGTGCATATTTACAAAAATCAGAACCTTTCTTAAATCCATATATACCAACACAGGCATTACTACTAATTGCTTTTTTTTCGGCAGTTTTCTTTACATATCCATCATCACCCACATCAGCATAACTATAGTTTATAGAGTTTGATTTAAATGTCAAAAGCATTCCATCAGCATCTATCTCATTCATAATATGAGGATTGAAGACAGGTCTAAACTCAATGTCTAAAGTATGAATAATGAGAGGAGCATCGTTATCAATATATTCTTCGGCATAAAGACAACTGCAAACAGAACCATCTGTAAGTTTATCTAGAACAACAATTTCAATATCATCACCAAACTTCTTTCTCAAAAGTTCGTCTATGTGAAAATTATAAATTGTTTCATCACGAACTACAAAAATAAGATTGCATCCTTCATAGTCCAAACAATCTAGAGAGATGTCAATCAAATGTTTGTCTTTGATATTAATTAATTGTTTGGGAACTTTAAATCCCTCTTTAATAAAACGACTCCCAAGTCCTGCCATAGGGATAAGAATATTTGGTTTCATATAGAATTTTTAATAATTTCAGTAGTCTTTAAATGTGCAAATTCAATCCAATTATGGATATCTCCCTCACCTTTTAATAATTTATATAAGAAACAGGAAGCAAATATATCACCTGCTCCCAAAACATTTACATCTTTCAGTATTAGATCTTCAGGTAGTTTGTAAAAAAACTCTTCTTCTCCATTAGAGACAATACTGCCAGATGCGCTATGAAGAATTACCCAACCTTTTGTTTCGGATGTGTAATCTGATAAGTCACTATCAATATCTTCATCAGATATAAAAAGATAATCAATATACTTAAGTAAATTTTTATTTACAGATTTACCAGGACATATATCTGCTGTAATAATTCCATCAAGAGTGGGAATAAAATCATACAGTTTCATCTCATTCAGGTAGATAAGATGATGAATTGTAGATGAAAAAATTTTTGCTTTGTGTTGAACTAAACTAAGTTGAACTTTAGAATATCTTTTGGCTGCAGGTTTATCAATATAGATGAGTGCCTGACCAATATCAATAGGAGACAATCCAATATCAAGAGTTGGATCAATTTCTAATAATGCCTTCCATACATTTGCCATTGATCCTAAAGTTTTCTTTTCTTTAGTCCCTTCAAGAATAGTATCAATCGTTAAATGTCCGTAAAGAGAAACGTCTTTCATTAAAATTTTTCCTTTAAGTCAAGTTCATAGATCTTATCTATTACTTTATCATAAGAGAAACAAGGAAGCAACCCATCAATTTCAAGTGTGTCGAATAATGTCATAACTACATTTTCACCACCCTTAACTGGCAGAACCTTTGCAGTCTGCTTTACTATTCTTGGAGAATCCAACATACAAATAGGATATCTTACCTTTTTCATAATACCAATATCAAAAAGATCATCACCAACATAAGCAGTATCTTTCTCTGTGCAATTATATTGCTTTAAAATATCATCAAGATAGTTTACCTTATCACTATGAAAACCAGACCCACGATTGGCAATAACGTGTAGATTTCTATTCTCAAGAATACTAATATTATATGGATCACCAGTCAAAAATACTACATTAACACCTATTGCTCGAAATCTTTTTATTGCAGTCCAATCTTTATCACAAAATGTTTTTAACTTAACTGTTCCCTCACGATCATAATATTTTATGCCATCTGTCATGACACCATCAACATCAAGAATAAGTAATTTAATCATAATAGTTTTTACAAAAAAATTTTAATTGTTTATTTGACCATTAATCCAATAGTATGTGTAACGAATACCTTCTTTAAGAGTCATTTGATAATCCCAATCTAACTTCTCACGTATCAAATCATTATTAGAGTTGCGACCACGAACACCTAGAGGTCCATCAATATGATTTTTAGAAACTTCTTTTTCTGCAACTTCGGCAGCAATATCCACAAGTTGATTAATAGTCACCATCTCTTCAGAACCAATGTTCACAGGACCTATAAAGTCACTGTCCATCATTCTTCTAGTTGCTTCGATGCATTCATCAACGAACAGGAAGGAACGAGTTTGTAACCCATCTCCCCACACCTCGATAGATCCACCCGACTCCGGGAGCTTAGCAACTTTGCGGCAGATTGCAGCTGGTGCCTTCTCTCTGCCACCGTCCCAAGTGCCCTCTGGTCCAAAAATATTGTGATACCTAGCAATCCTAACAGGGATGCCATGGTTGCGATTGTAAGCAAAGTAGAGACGCTCACTGAAGAGTTTCTCCCATCCATACTCGGAGTCCGGTGCTGCAGGGTATGCTGATTCTTCACGACAGTCAGGATTATCAGGGTCTAGTTGATTGTGCTCTGGATACATACATGCCGATCCAGAGTAAAAGATTTTAGTTTTATTTTGTTCTGTGATTTCATTCAGTTTGCGTTGTTCCTCAAGAACATTCAGATTGATGGACACAGAGTTGTGCATGATGTCTGCATCATTCTCACCAGTGAATACAAATCCTGCTCCACCCATATCAGCAGCAAACTGATAAATCTCATCAAAAGGTTCGGCAAACTTATCTACAATATCTTTGTAGAAGTTTCCAAGGTATCCAGTAAAACGAACACATCGTTTTACAAAACGAGTGTCTCTCAAGTCACCAACAATAAACTCATTCGCATGAGATGCTGAATATTCAGGATGCTTAAGATCAACTCCCCGAACCCAGTATCCTTCAGAACGAAGTTGTTTGACCATGTGACTTCCAATAAATCCACCCGCACCAAGAACAAGTGCAGTCTTCTTATAATCAGACATAAAATATTTAAACTCCTAGTATATATTACTATAATATCAATCCAAAGTCAATATATTTTACACATTTTAAGAAGTCCCTCATCAAAATTCATATTTGGAAAATAACCAAGTGAAGAAAGTTTATGATTATTGAGTGTCATATTTTTAACTTGAATATATTCTTGATCTTTAGGAAATGGAATTGATAGTATTTCACTCTTGCTAGAAACTACATCTCTAGCGGTTAAGATAATATCTCTAAAAGATTTAGAATATCCTGTAGAGATATTATAAATTTCGTTCACGTTAGATTTATCAATTAAAAATTTAATAGATCTACAAATATCATCAACAAACATATAATCTTTTTGAAAATCTCCTCCTTCAAACAATTTAATTTCTTTGTTTTGTTTAAGAAGTCCAATCATAAATCCAAGAACATTTTTTCCTGGAGTAATTGTAGGATCTAATCCATAAACATTTCCAATTCTAAAAATTCTATATTTTATATCAAATGTTTTGCAATAAGAAATTAATAATTGTTCTGCACTTCTTTTAGTAATCGAATAAAACCCTGTAGGATTGCAACAGTCATTTTCTTTTGCATATAATACATCATTGCCATAGACAAAACCAGAACTTATAAAGTTAAATGTTATATCCTTCTTCTTGCAATTAGATAAAACATTCATCAATAGAGTTAAATTAGTATTAATATCTACATGCAAATCTTTAAAGACACTTTGATTTGTTGTTGTACTAATAAAATAAAGAATATCTTTTGTAAGAGGAATTGTATCGTCTCTTGGGACTAAAGTAACTTTGTCAGAATACATTTCACAAAATTTACCTCCAATAAATCCAGTTCCTCCAAACACAGATAATTTATTCATACTTATAACACTCCTCAAATGATTTACCCACTTCATCTTTGTTAGATAAAATTGGTTCCTTTATATTCAACCAGTCAATATTTAAAGTAGAATCGTCCCATGCAAGAGTTTCTTGGTCTCCTGGCACATAATAGTCAGTAGTTTTATATACAACTTCTGCCGTTTCACTCATGACATGAAATCCATGTGCAAATCCAGCCGGAATCCACAAATGCTTCTCTGGTCGATTTAATGCAACACCAATCCACTTACCAAAAGTACTCGAAGACTTCCTAAGATCAACAGCAACATCGTAAATAGAACCGGAGATACATCTTACTAGTTTTCCCTGCGGATATTTAATTTGATAATGCAGTCCACGTAAGACAGATTGTGATGATTTTGAATGATTATCTTGAACAAATTCTATAGGATAATCAACAATTTCACAGAATTGTTTAGAGTTAAATGATTCCATAAAGAAACCACGATCATCTTGAAATAATTTATTTTCAATAATGTAAACGTCGTTAAGTTCAGTTTTGATGTGATTCATACCAGTCAATTGTTTTTTTAAGTCCTTCATCAATATTAAATTTTGGTCTCCAATTTAAATCAGCAGAAATTTTATTAATACTAGTTGAGTATCTTCTATCATGTCCCGGCCTATCTTTTACATATTCTATCACACTTTCTTCTTTTCCCATCATAGAAATAATTTTTCTAATTAAATCAATATTATGAACTTCACATTCTCCTCCAATATTATATTTCTCTCCAATTTTACCCTCCTTCCATACTTCTATTAATGCTTCACAATGATCCTGAACATATAACCAATCTCTAATTTGTTTTCCGTCACCGTATACAGGAACATTCTTACCTCTCAGAAGGTTACATATTGTTTGAGGTATAAGTTTTTCTCTATGTTGTCTTGGACCATAATTATTAGAACAATTTGTAATAATCGTAGGTAGATTATATGTATTGTTGAATGCTTTTACAAAGTGATCACTAGATGCTTTTGATGCAGAATATGGATTTCTAGGATCATAATTAGTTTCTTCTGTGAAAGATCCATTTTCTATAGAACCATATACTTCATCAGTAGAAATGTGCATAAATTTTTCAACTTCATATTTTAGAGAAGCCATAAGAAGATTTACAGTTCCAATAATATTTGTCTGAATAAAAGGAGTGCAGTCTTTAATAGAATTATCTACATGACTTTCTGCGGCAAAATGAAAAACATATTTTGGTTTATGTGTAGTAAAAATTTCAAATACTTTATCTTTGTCTGATATATCATATGGAAGTAAAGTTACTTCCTTGGGATATTATTAAATTAGAAGCATAAGTTAAACTATCCAAACAAATAATTTCATCATCACAAGAATCAATTAAAGTATTGAGAAAATTACTTCCAATAAAACCTGCTCCACCCGTAACTAAAATTGACATTACTTATACTTCTCCAAAAGTTCTGGGGAATATTGTTCTACAACCTCATCAGTTTGTTCAGACATTTTTACTTTTTCAAATTCATATACTCTATTTCTAATTTCAGTTGAAGAATATGTGTGTCTTCTCAAATGATAATGTATATGAATTCCATTATCAATACAATACTGTTTTCCAGTAACATCTACATCTTTATATTCTTCACTTAAAAATCTAATATTAAATGTTTGAGTTTGAATTAAATTGAGCAAATCTAATTCTGTTTCGTATACTAAAATTTCATCCACATATTTACACCCTTGCAATTGAACATATCTTTCATATATGGATTGTACTGGTTTATTTTTAACTCCAGGTCGATCTATGGTAGGATCCACTTGAAGTGCTACTTTTAAGTAATCACATAATTCCTTTTCCATCTTAAGCATGGTAACATGACCAGCATGGAATAAATCGAAAGAACTACATTGAAATCCTATTTTCATGAGAAAAATTACTTTGTTTATATTATACTAAAAAAGGAGAGTTTATGCAACTCTCCTCATAAGGTCTTGCCATGCACGCCACTTGCTCTTTGACCAGAAGCAAGAAACTGGACGGTAGTAACTTCCACCCGCACCAACGGCATTTGAGAGATGCCGTAAACTCATAAGAGGGTCATAATGACTCCACCAGGTCTAGTTTTCAGACGATACCGAGTCTCTAACATAACAAGGAACACCATCCGGATCTAACCAGCAAGTGTATTCATAATCCTCCATAGCAGTCATCAATTGCATTTCATTATCACAAAGATACATATCACGATAACGACCGGTATATGAATCTGCTTTTTGAATGCGACAATCTGGTTTACCATTAATTTCCAAAGTGCCAACTTGGATATAACGATAAGGAGACCGTTCAAGAAGAACGGTTGGTTTTTGCACAACTTTCATCAGGCAACCTCAACAGAAATTTCTAAATCAGAATACAAACAGTCCATCATGATTTCATAATCATCAAGTGGATCACCAGAAAAAAT